GCTATGGCCTCAAATTTATTCTTAAATCTATTCACTCTTATCACCCCATAAAATTATAACCAACATTATCTTTACCGCTAAACCCATACCAACACCAAGAGCGGCACATACACCAATAATCATCAATAACCCATTCAATACATCCATCTTATTAACTCCTTAACTGACTAATCAGTCTAATATAGTAAAATAAAAGGGTAGTGTCAATACCCTAGTTTATTATTGTAACGATTGAACAACCAAGCCCTCGTCGGTAATGTCGGTAATAATCATTTCTGACTCATCGTTATTATCGATGCAAAGGCTGATACGGTTATATACTTCATACATGTCAGACTCAGTTACCCAGACTGCTTCGCCTGGGAGTTTATAGCCTTTGATTATTACAAGGACTTCTGACATTACTGAACTGTTTGCATGTTAGCTGTGATATTCGCGTTTTGCTCCTGTTGAGTTTTGAATTCTAACTCGGCAACGGCGATAGCGTTTTTCATGTGCTTGTCGTATGCGTCGTTATCAATCTTCTCTTGGTTCTGTTCAAGTGTGCGGGCACTAACTAGAATATCGCTTTGTAACTTCTCTTGCTTGCCCTCTGCATCCATTTGCAATTGAGCAACCTTGATTTTGTTCTCAACGGCTTTGTTTTCCTGTGCCATCTGTAAGGTTTCTTCTTTCATTCGCTCAAGCATTACAACCGGATCTTCTTGTTGTGGTTGCTGTGCCGCTTGTGCTTGTGCCGCTAATTCTTCGTCAGTCAATTGGTCTTGTGGAATAGCTCCGGACGCTACAATTTGCGCTCGTTTACGTGCCGCCATTTCATCCATCAATGGAGCGTTGATACTCTTAAGCATTAAATCGCCGCCAGTTTGAACGATAGACGGGTCAATAGCCGCATAGTTAAGCATTGCAGATAAGCCAGCTTCTTGCTTGTTAGCGAAAGCAGGGCCGGCATTGCATATAACTTTGTATTGACCTTTGTTTAATGTGTTAACTCTAACCATTTGTTGAGTCTGTGTATCGTAAACTTCATCGTTAAGTGTAACCATTTCCTCTGTACCATCTTCACCTAAAATCATGAACTGTTGCTTAGTGTCATAAACAGGGGGGATAGTTTGGACCAATATTTCACACGTTCGCTTGATGCCAACAACTAAAGCGTTAACCCATTTACGAGTAGCACCAGTTCCTCGGTCAATCTGCATACGTAAAGCATCTTCTGACATTCTACCCGCATACTGTCCATTCATGGCATTGTTAGTGCCTCCGGTTACTTGCATAACAATTGACATATCATTAGCTAGGTTTGCTAAGTTAGGGTTAACCTGTGCGCCTCCTAGTTCTTGAACGCCTGGCGTCCATTCTGGGTCAGGGTTAACAAATAATACCGGGTCGGAGCTAACATTTAACGCGGCTATTTGCTTTTCATTACCTTTAGCCATCTTCTTAGTCATAACGAGTTTTTTACGTGGAGCTAATGCGCCTTCTTCAATCTCGCGTGATTTAGCGTAATTAAATACTCGCTGGTAATCCATTTCTTTTAGCGTGATACCTGAATATGTAATCTTGCTGTTTTCACCAAGCAATTCAAAGTTACCGTATACAGTTACAACCGGTAATGTTCTAAATACTGTTTCACGTTCTTTTGATAGCACTCCGCCACCATCAAAGAATCTATGGTAAATCTTAAAGTCTTTTACTTTCTTTTCACGAACGACGGTAATGCCTTGTGCCTTGTATTCATCAACTACCTTTTCAAAGTTGTCATCTTTCTCTACAATTTCACCGTTAGATAATTGACACACTTCGCGGGTAGTTTCTTTTTTATAGTACCGTTCACCAAAAATAATTACTTCAGGTCTGTATTGGTCGTAATGCTCACCTAAATCAGCATCATCAATACTGACCATTGTGCCCTCTGGAAATTGCTCTTTGTATGCTTCAGGTGTAACCGATGTTAAAACATAAGCGACATCACTATCTGAACTATCAGCTTTCGAGGAAGTGTTAGCAGTCCATACGCGGTTAATAGCATTAGGGATAGGTTCAATTACTAATGACTGGTCAAAACTCCACTCTTCTTTAAACTTAGCTTTAACTATCCAGGCATCAAAGCCGCGACGAATTAAACGGCGGCAAGCGTTGCGATAAATATCAGTAGCACCAGAATCAGCCTCGATACTTCGTACCATGCCTTCATACGTTTTAGCTAAATCTTTGGTAGCATCACCGCCAGACGGTTTGACATTGGAACCAAATTCCATATCTTCAATATCGGCCATGATATTCTCTATCACTGGCGTAACTTGATCAAAGGTATAGCGTGGTCTTTTTTGTGAGTCTAAAGAGCGAGCAACGGATTCTTCCCATTGACCATCTTTATCAAGTAGGAACCTGTCACATTCTCGCGCTTGCTGACGTTGATCAAGGTCTGATTGCTGAAAGTCACTCAACTGGTTAATCCAGGTTAAGTGCTCGGTAGTGTCTTTTTCATCTGCCATCGTCAAGCCCTTTAATATAATGATGCAAAGTTAATTTCTTCTGTTTGGCTAATAATATCATGAATACGCTCAGACATCATCAGCGTGTCGGCACAGTTAGGTGAACGCACCTTGAACTTTTCGCGCATTTCTTTTTTGGTATACAGCTCAAATAAACCGTCACTTCTTGGCTTAATTGGCATTCTACATAATTCCGCCCTGAGCGTAGTTAAGTTTTCACATGACGAGCTGAATGATATTAACTCATCTGGGCTTGTCATCTTGTTATCAACAACAGCTTTATAGGTTCTATACACTCTATCACGTAATTTTAAGTAGCATTGTGCGCGTAAGTTTCTGCACACTTGTTCCCATGTTTTTTGCTGTATTACATTTGACGCGCCTGATGATTCGTAAATTGATTTAGGATGATCAACCTTAGCCGCCCCGTTAAATTGATGAACGGTAATTCTTTTATTGTCTAATGCGGTGTTAACATCGCGCTTAAGTGTTACACCCATTCCGCCCACATCCCATTCATACTGATCAGCATTCTCATTAATGGCAACACCTAACGCCCAGTCACTCCCTTCATTAACGTCTAAATCTGTACGTTGCATGACGTTGGTAATTATATTCCCCTTTCTAACTAGTGTTGCTTTGGGGTCATTACCTAAATCAGAAGGATCGTGTGTAACCTTTGAAACGCCAAACTCTTTCATATCTAATTTAATATGAGCATCAATACAAGCGTCGAACCATTCAGGTTTAATTAATCCGTTTTCAATCTCGTCATTAAATCCACCTTCCCACACCCAGTCATAAGTCCCGCGAGGTAGGTTTTTTAAATCGAATAATCTTTCAGCTTCTAATCCTGACTCATCGAACCAAGGATTGTCAGACAAATTCATCTTAATTATTAAATGTAAGTCATCTTCATAAATTCCGTTAGTATCTAATTCAGCTTTGAATGGAACTATAAACCGTTGACTGAATGGATCTTCACTTGATGCAGGGTTAGCACAAAACACCATCCGTACATCTTCCATGTCAATTTCATTTGTTTTAATTTCTTTCTGCTTACCCGGTAAACCTTTCTTTGGTTTTTTACGTGCCGTTGGTGTCAATACCCTTAATGATTTTTCACTTAAAAACTGAGCCTCTTCCACCCACCAATCAAGGAATCCGAAAGCAGACTTTACCGACTCAGGGTTTCGACTTAACCCCATAAATCTAGCCATAGCGTTATTATGTGTAAACTTAACGGTGCGCTCTGTTACATCAGAATTATCTAGCTCTAATCTTTTTATCTCAGAGTTAAGCACAGCGTGAACAGAATCAGATACCGATGATTGAAACTCACGAATACACATCATATTGCGGCCAAGGTCGTGCATGTTAATTAAACCATGATCACCTTCTACTAATGTTTTGCCAGAACCACGCCCACCTATTAACGCCATGAATCTTTTTGGAGCAAGAAACATAGGCTTCACAACTTCAGGAAAGAATACAGTAGGCTCTTTTATTGTTGGCTCCCACTTAACACCAACAAGATGATAAGTAGCTACTAACATTTTAGATAAAGGAGATACAAACCCTATCACCGTAGACTCATACTTGCCTGAGCCGAATGTTATTTGTGACTCAACTGCTGTCAATCGATTAATCCTGCTTGCTAGCATCTTCTATCGCCTTAAGTCGTTCTTCGAAGTCGGTCTTTTCTTGTATGTTTAGCATAGAGGAAATTGTGTTTATAATACTGTGACCAATATCAGAAGGAATTTTACCGTTAGCAATAGCGTTAACTATCTGCATCGATTGCTTGTGGTGACTTCCTTTCTCATCAAACGGAAACTCATACAAAGGATTGACCGCTTTGGGTACTGGTGACATTCTGATTAGCAATTCTTTAAACGTAAAGCTATCTTCCTCGTCATGACCTTTGGTTATTAGCAAGTCATAGAATCCATCTTCAGTCTTTCCGCATCGCTTCATAGCATCAAGTATTTTATTGCGTTCACTCTTACCCCTTGCCGGCATACGCTTACGTGTTTCTTTTGTCATTGTTGTTTTGGTTGCTTTGCCGTTAGCCATAAATGCCTTATAAATGCCTTATTTGGTTATATTGTAGCACAAAAAAGCACCCGTTAAGGTGCTTAATAATGTACCTATCTATCGTCTATTATTGATAAGGCTAAGAAAAAACCTAGCATCACCAGTTAGCACGATTTTAATCTCGGAATCGGGTAGCATAAGTACACCGGTCCCTGTGGCAGTAAACGCCATATCTTCTATTTCATCAAACCCTTCATCTTTGGCTTGCATTTGTATTGAAGCCGTACCTGTTCCGATTTTAACCTTAAAGCCCTGCTCACTAGACCCCATAGTAAAAACGTCACCATTAAACCATTCTTTCATAATAACCCCTTAATTGATTTTTGATTATAGCGTGTGCGCGGTAATGTCGATCAACGTAACCTGTGCTATAGATATGTCAGCTTGGTAGTTAGACCCTTGACTGGCGTAGAATACTTTCCAATCTCCTGCCTCGTCAGCGTCAAACTCAAGCGACACTGTCGCGTCAGTTATATCTTGTATACAATCCTGTATTATATACTTCTTGGCAGTCGATGGAGCCTCTACATACATTTGAACCACGCCAGAGGTATTATTTGAGAATGTCGCAGCGACCTTAGCCCCGATTATATATCTATTTCCTTGTACCACGGTAAATGTCGTATACGCATAGGTGGTGTCATTTATGCCGGTACTTGTGTAAGTATTACCAACACCAAGCGAGGTAGGAGCCATTACATGGCCTGTTCCCCCACCAGTAGCCCATCCATCAGGCTTCCCATCAGACGTAGCATCAGTCATAAACAGTGAGTTAACTATTAGCCCATAATTATTGTTTGTGTTTAATGGTAGCGTTGAACCTCCCTCACTATACATATCCCACAAAGTATCTCCCGCAGTCTGTTCCGCTGGTTCATCAGGGTGCAATCCATCAGAAGAAAGTCCCGCTTTAAAATACCCATACCCGTCTGATAACTGGTCGAACGGGTTAAAACACATCATACCCAAGTTTCTAGCAGTAACCCAATCGTACAAGCTCATTGTTCGTATCATCAATGTTATAGCCGCTGAATCTCGCGGGGCTGGTAATATCAACACTGGATTTATTCCACGACCTATTAAGTTGTCAAAGATAATCTTCATGTTCTGTGCGTGAACTAAAGCAGTCACTCCTGCACCTGCATCATTTGTGGCTTCCATCACTGTACATAATGTAGTCTCACTAGGTATATTAGCAATACGATCTATCATATCCTGAGTGCCATCACCGCCAACACCTTGATTTTCAAGGAAGGTTATATTCCCCTTTGACCCGTAATAAAACCACGACCAGAAACCAGTTTTACTGGCTGTCCCTGAATTACCGAATGGCGTATAAAGTTGATTGCAATTTGATTTTTTAACTGTGTTAGCGTCAAGGTTAGAATTAATCCCATTAACCATTTCGTTAATTTCAACAGCAGTTACCTCGTCGCCTGTAGACTTTGTTGGTATATTTAAACTCATTTCAACACCTTATGATAATTTGAATGGTAGCGTTAACGGAAGCCCCGCGCCACCTTTACGTATTGATCTTCTTATCGCTCTTTTTATTGGTCTTCTTATTGATTCTTTCATGTGAAAAAGCCTTTGGATGTAATAAATAATCGATTGCTTCAGCGAGTGAGAAAAACCCGCCTACCATTAATTCTGCTTTCATGCCGTCTATGTAATATATATTAAATAACATATCATCGGGGAATATTTCATAATGCCCCGCTTTAAATACGCTATCACTGGCATTCATTTAAGATTTCACTGACCTATCTTGCCTGAAGTATCTAGCTACACCACCACCACAATACAACGTAAATACACATATTACAGGCCAAAATACAAAGTCACTAAACGCTAATTGCATAAGGTCAGTCCGTGCATCAATACCAGAAACTACAGTAGTACATACATTTTCAGCCGTGCACGTAATAACTGTACTTTTTGTTACTGCGTAAACCCATATATATACAACTAGGTTTATCAAGACGAATAACCACCCGAACAACGTGCACCCTGCAATTATTCGCTGAACTATCTTGAACGGCAGCAATGATAG